CTTGACCCACCACAGAGCGACGCAATGTCGCTTGTAGGAGGGATGTAATCCCAATACGGGGTTACTCCCTGCTTCGTGTGGTACCGTACATCACTTTGCCTAAGCGATATACGGCAGTCACGAACGCTGCCATGAAGGAACGCAAGTAGCAACCCTTCGGGGTTGTAAAAACGTCTCTTCACCTGCTTCGGGATCCGAATTTCACCGTCCTTAATCGTTAGACGCTTCGGAGAGGAGGTCCGACGGCTATAAATAATAGCCTGCGGATTTTTAACCTTTAACGGGTTATTTCTCTTCACGAAGTTCTTGGCGATTGAGAAAGGCACTCGGATCCCTGCATCGTGGTTCTCGGCCGGCGGTATGGGTAGCCACCGAACCGAGTCCACTAGCCGTCCAACCGTCCTAGGCAGGGGTATTCCCACCTTTGCCGACCAGACGTTCAGGGCGTTGATAGCAACGTAACGCGATTCCGGTGTTCTGAGGGTCTTTATATAGACACCTCGAACGTCTCGACCTTTGAAAAAGTCGCGACCACAGGACTCGCGGAAGACACCTTCAACGAAGGACTTGTCGCGATTCACCTCGAACCCTAGGAGATCCAGGAGGCGCATGACACGGAGTGCCACGCGCGAATGACATATGATGTCATCTCCGAAGACCCCCCAATAAGGCAGCAGGTTAATATCCCTGTAAGCCTCTGGGAACGAGACGATGTATGGCCGAACGGGTTTAATACCGAACGACTTGATACATGCGACTACGACGCAGGAAAACACAAGGGTTTCAAGGGGGAACGTAAAACCGTTCCCCATCGTACTAACCATGTGTAAATCCAGCCGCTCTTCAACAGACCCCCTTACGGAGGCACTGCGCACGCCGCTTGGCGAGCGAAGCAGCACTAACAAGTCCCAGATGGGACGAGGTAATGCCCAGTTAAGCATGGTATTACCCATGGAGTCAGAAGCATTGCTTAGATCTAGCGTAGCTAGACCGTCAGTCACGCACCCGACACGAGCAGCCTCTTGATTGATCTGAGACTGGGAGGCGATATCAAGTCCAAAGAAGGACACGAGTCGCTCTTCCAGCAGTCTGCCGAGCCCAAGCTGATAAAACATATTCAGCGAAGGCTCAATGGCAATCAATCGAGATGATGTGTCATCTTTCGGGACGAAGCTGAACCTACTACCTAAAACTAACTCCGGTTCATTCCATCGAGCGGCGCGGTTGGATTCCGCGGCACCCCAAGACGAACGCTGATCGTTAGCTACCGCGTTACTATATGCGGTTGTAAGACTTTGAGTCGTACAAGTCAAGGGTGAGTCGAAGAACTTCGTATAGAAGTCCTCCCCTCGTGCCCCTACAGCAACCCCCGGTCCACATCGACCACGATCAAAAAGATCGTTAATCGAAAAGACAAGGTTATGCCCCTCGGGATAGAAGAACCGGTACAGCAAGCTTTTAAACTCACCGCACAGCTCTTCATCGAGACTCGTATTTGGAGCATAGGTCCAAGTCCTACAGCGCTCGTTAGAGCGCTGGAACTTCTTCCACGCAACCGCGTCCCCTTCTGGGGTCGTTCCGCCTGAAGCATGATACTTCTTGAAGAACGACTTTACCAGTTGGATAGCGGCCACTTGGGAGACCTCAAGCTCTGGCGACCAACTATCACCGGGTTGAAACCCGGCTGGAAGGTAGCCCGACAGGTCATCCATGAGGCAAGAAAAGAGCCCATCTGACTTAGTCATAATGCGCACGTCCCTTATTAAAGTCTCGTGAATTTGTAACGCTATGGCCAGAGGGAGTACCCAGCTAAAACTGGAAAACCACCTCTAACAGAAACCAGACGAAGTGTCTAGCTTCTGGGCTCGTTGCCGCTAGGCAACAAACCGCTACGCCAGCCGTGATTTTGACTTTACGTCTAGACCACGGACGCTTTCGACTAGCCATGGGAGTCCCCTTACAGGGAGCCCTGGATAATCGAACTGGCGATATCGTCGGCGCTCTCTGCGAGCGCGGCGAGGAACATAGCAATACATGCTCTGACGCTTTCCGGATCGGCGACGTCGGCACCTGCCGGCACGCCGAAGTCAACCCGACAGGTCATAACCTGTTTAGGTTGCCCGGACAGGACGTCAACACCCTTTCGGGTGCTGGCGACCCACACGTTCTTGGGCACATTCGCGAGCTGTCCATTCGCCTGCAAAGCCGGGAGAGTCCTAAGACTCGCCGGCCTCGTAAATTGCAGGGTGAACGGGTTCGACGCAGAACTGACCTCGACACCTGTTTGGGTGCCGCCTAACGTGGAAACCACGTAGGCCTTCGCATTCGCTGGCGCCTGATCGGCAACCAGTGTATACGTCGGATTAGTCAGACCAGTGAAAGTCGTCAACGCGACGACGGGAGAAGTTACTGCTATCGTCATGATAGTAGCTCCATGTCCTAAGGGACTTCCGTTAAACGAGACCCCGTAGCCAATACCATTCACCGGACGGCACAAATGCCTTATCCGGGTCCGGGCTCTTGGTTTTGGGATCCTCGGCTGCTTCCAGCTTACGCTTGTGTTCTAGGCGCTCCAAGACCTTATCTATAGGCTTGAAGTCGTACGGTACCAACTCCCACTGAAGGGAGGGACGCCGTCCCGAGACTAAGGGATTTTCAGCCCTTAGTCTACCAATTACACACCGCCACAGCTGGTAACAGCAATGCACGAGGGTCGCATCACAGAGATCCCGCGTATCACAATCCAACCAATCGTAGTTTTCGGTTATCGTCGCACTGAAGCGACGAGCCCGATCTTCAACGATCAGAGGAAGGAAACGCGGGTAGCCCGTTTCGCATACCCTCAAAAACGCTGCTGAGCAGCTCATGAGGTTATCATTGGTCAAGGCAAAGAACTCATTAATCGCATCAAACCGCGGCCCTTGGTGGGTCGGACGAAACGTCGACATATCGTCGGACGTCGAAATCCAATCCTCCAGGACGGCAACGAGTTCATAACGCTCGTCGTCTACCGGGAAAATGCGAAAAGCGGTCTCAACGGTAACGGTGGCTAGGTCTTTAAACTTAGTCATCGAAGTCTCCATTTGGAACTTAATTAAAGGTCCATTTACGGTCAGCACCGCGAGCTGCAATTAAAGCGGCTATATTAAGCCACTTCAAGCTCCAGTTACCTGGAATCTTAAAAGCGATCCCGGGGACGGAAGTCCCCGAATAAATCGCTCGCGAGACGTGGCTCTTGATGCTGATACATTCAGCTTGCACTCCTGATACGGTTACGTCCGGGTGTACATACTCCTGGACAAACTGTTTAAGCTCGATCTCGCGCCGCACAGTGCGATTGCACCACGCCAGCTCGGTAAAGAGATTAGACAGCCCGTATACTATCCCTCCAATGTTGGAGAAGTAGTCCACAAGGAACGAGTAAGGTATCAATTCCCATGCCGTGGGTAGGAAGGACCCCGGGTTAAACCCGAGGAGCTCCGGATCCATGACTTGTGGGTCTCGCGCCTTTACTCGCATGGCACCGCGGTAGACAACCTGTTGGTTGTTTACCTGGGTCTGCCGAATCAACCAGAGGGCGAAAGATTCGCCTCCTAGTTGCTGTACCTCGTTGGCGCTACCCTGTACCTTCTCGGACGCGGTTATCCGCTTCACCGAGACAGGACGACCGACATTATAACGATGCAGCGCTTTGTCCGCATCGCGAATGTCGTTCAATAAGGGTCGCCAACCGTACTGCAGTTCGAGCCATGCATCTGCGAGGTTCTTCATGACTTCCCGTTTATGGGTTGTCATAGCCGCCAGACGTCGAGAGGAACGAAGGTTCCTCAGCGTCTGGAGGCCGTCGTCGACTAGACGGCGAAGTCCTAGAGCAGGATTCCGAATGGTCTGAAGAGTCTGCCGAAGCTCCCCAATCACCACACCGCCTTGGATGGCGGTATTGGCTAATGAGAGCTTCTGCTGAAACTTCCCAAGTGCAAGATTATCGGCATTCGTCACACTAATCGAAGCAGGATCGCCACCGGGGAGACCATGGTAAAGTCCATGGAGACCCCGCGTCTTGATATAAAGGTTGACATTCGGGTTTTTATGCCTAAATGTCCAAGCTCCGCTTTTTATGCGGATCTCACCCTTCGTTCCGTCCATTGAAGTAGTGGCACTTCTGCCATCCTTCAGCGCCTGTTTCCAATCGGGGATATTATCCCCAAAGGTCACCGAGTCAGTCCACGTTGCAGTGGATGTGACGGGCGGGACATCGTTAATCTTGTGATTAGCGAGGTCAAAGTAGTACAGCGAATTGCTGCACTGACTCGAACGAAACGAAGATCTAGACGGCATTTTAATGGCCTTCCTACGAGGTTAGTGAAAACGCTGGTCAGCGTGGGTAACAAACCCAAACCGACAGGAGCGGAGGTCCAGTACCTTACGGTACAGGGGCC